GGATCATTCCCTCAAAAAACTTAGCTATATGCTTGGTGTGTTTCTCCAGCGACACCGGTATATCGAGCGTTATCTCATCCATATAACTCTCCTTCGGACTTGATGTCCTTCACAGTTGGGCCGTATCCGACCAAGAACGTGAACGATTTGTTCATCGTCATTCGCACGGCGTTGAGGTCTTCCATGAGTCCTAGTTGACCGCCGCGATCCAAATAATCCATGTGGCTGATGAACACCACATCGGGGTCGTTCGCACGGATGGCATCCTTGAATTGCTCCAAGGAGAACGACGCCACACGCCGAACACGGTTGGTCACCGTTGTCCGTTCCTCCGAGACGCCTATTTGGTACCAGTTAGTCTCGTGCTGATCTTGATACCAATTGCCGGCAGAATGACCATCGACGTCGCCTACTCTAATGGGGAAGGTGCGAACAGCCATGTAAGTACGAGCAAGCTGACGAGGAGGAATTCGTGCGTCAGCCAAACCTTGCATGACCGTACATTCTCGACTAGTAACCTTAGGGTAAAAGTGAGAGTTAATACCAAGGCTGAACCCCTGTGATACTTCCATGAAATAAGCGTGACGCTCTGGTTCCAAATGGTGGGTTAGAATCGACACGTTGTGGGCGATCAGTCCCAACGAACCGCCAGCGATAGCATAAGGGTCGCGAGCAATTTTGCGGATAAGCGCCGCGCCGGTCCCGCTTCGGGTTCCCGCTACTTCCGCTATAGACCCGTTCTCTTCGGCCCTTCGGTCCGCGTCGGTAACGATGGCCGCGTTGGGGTGCACGAATATGGGTATATCTGGGTAACGCTCAGCCTCCTTGCGTAGGATGTCTCGATCAATAATCGCCCCCGCCGAAAGATAGACAGGGATACGGAACCCGCTCAACGCAGCGTAGACGCTGAATGTGGGCAGTTGCTTGAGCACGTGCTTGTTACCTTCGTGGTAGAAGGTGTGCCCGCTGTTGGGTCCGCCGCTGTAAATAGAGCCAGCGAATTTGGGGATATGCCCGCCCCTTACAGCCAGATCGGCCAGATACGCGCTCAACGCCCCCTTTCCCGTTGAGCCGTATTGGCCGTCCACAATGCAATGGACGCCGTTGTACCTGAAAAGACCCATGATTACTCCGCTGCCTTGATGGGTTCGACGTTGTATTTCTTCGGTGTCGTGGGTTTGGGCGTCAGCATCGAAGCGAGGGCGGTGTAACCTGCACCGTCGACGAAGTTGTCCATCGAATAGCCGTAGACAGCCCGCGCAATTTTGATTAGGGCCATCATTTGGGCTATGTCGTGGGGCTTGAGGTGCAGTTCGTCGCGGCTGGTGTAAGCGTGCGAAATGTACACGCTCCACAGTTCACCGACCATCTTGAACGACCGTTCGGTGTGGCCATGTTCCTTGAGGCGGGCGCGGATGGCTTGACCAGCGTCGAGCAGAGTTCCTTCGGCGATTTCGAGCGGTGTGTCGCGGAGTTTGGGATTCATTTTGCACCTTTCAATGAGTAGTAGTAGAGGACCAGTTGCTTGTAGAACGGGTGCTCGCTTTGCGTAATCGAAAAGCAGTCCCGCTTATCTATGTGGAGTTTGGGCTTGTGGAAGTAGAACGTCCCGTCCTGCCACCCAATCATGACGGGTATAACATGACCGTTATCGTCAGCGGCATCGACCAGCCGCTGCAATTCGATCATCTGTCTTGGCGTCGGGCCAAACACGTTGCCCCTTATGATCTTGACTTCTGCCGCGAATAGGGGCAGTCCTTTCGGTATCAGAATCATGTCGTAAGTGCCGACAGCGTATTGGTCTTCGATACGGCGGCCGTAACCGCCGTGATCCTTCATTGATTTGACGATGAGTTGCTTAACTTTAGTCTCATTCATTGTCCATGATGCCTGACTTATCCATCCACCATTCGGTGACGGTAAATATGCGCAGCCCGTTTTCGTCAGGCTCGCTCATTTCGACTGTCTGAGACTTCGGCAGCCACACTTCCGCCTTGCCGCCCATCGTAGGTTTGATTAGGTAGGCTTTGGCTGTGGTCACTTCGATTTCTGCCTCAACTTGCGCAGTTGGGTCCCCCGGTCGGTATGGCATTTTAGCACTCCTGCTGTGGCCTGTCAAGTATCTTTTCGAAAATTAGCTGTGGTCGTTGTTGCCGCGAAAGCCGGGGAACACGTCGTCGTTCTCCTGTCGTGCTGACGATGAACCGTAATCGACTAACTCTGCATCGCCATAGGTCGTCCCGTCAAAACTTGGCGGAGCGCTCTCGACGAGGGATGAACTCTCGTCGTTCTCCTGACGGGCACGGACGAGGGCTTCGCGGGCGATGGCGCGCATCGATACAGCGGCTACTGCATCCATCTTTGTCTTGTTGGCAATCCCCCGCAGCACCGCTTCCAGTTGTTCGATGCGCAGGCATGCACGTTGCCAGCCACCGGAGTTGTCTTCAGCCTGCCGCGTCCAACGGGCTAACTCCGCTTCCAGCTGTTCGATGCGGCGGGAAGCATCAGCGTAAAGCCGGTTGGCGCGGTCAGCTTCCATTTGCCAGTCTATCATCATCTGCACCTCCAACTGCGTCCACGTTGAACTTTTCGCATCCCGTGGCGAGAACATACATCGCTGTGTCGCTCGACGCGGGCATGCCTTATTTTGGGTTTGGTGACAACATCTTCTTGTGTTATCACGATGGGTGGAACTGTTTTGGGACCTGGATCGATGGGAATTATCCTAACTGGTTTCGGCTCTGTCGATGCGAGCGAAGCTGCCTTCAGCGTCGTCGCGCCAGCGGCTTGATTCCACGTTTCGTCGAATTTGGCTAGCGTCGGCTTCTCCACCACGATACGTTCCGGGGTGGGCATGCGTTGCACCCCCACGAATGCCAGTAGAGAAGCCGCCGCGCCGATGCCCAAAGCGATCTTAAACAGGGTCACTGTTTGTTCCACGGTTTGAAATGTAGCAATAGTGTTGGGTCGGGCCACTTGCCGTTGAAGGTAATGGCGCGGTCGTCAATGGTAAGAAACGCCGCTGGCTTTTCGGTGGGCCATTCGATTTCGTCAAGCGCTTTCTGCCGCCAACCTTCGGACGGCCATCGGTCGGGGTTTTCGGACGTCCACTCACGGAACCAATCTTCAAACCATTTTTGCATGGCTTCGCGTCCCCCCGGTTGGTTGGATCGGGATGAAAATATGGCGACACGGAATGACTCCTGCGCGGTAACAATGAACTCGAACGTCCTCGGAACCGGTGGATCGGGAATAATGTCTGCGCCCTTCCACCCGCTGGTGTAACTGTGGATCACGCCGTCGAAATCAAGGCATAAGATTGGCTTGGTCACTGTAAGTCTCCTTGATGTACAAGTTCACAGCCGGTCCGAATGGTTCCCCTGTCTCGGCCATGATTTCCTTGATGTTTTCCAGAAGTTCTTTGGCTTCCGCCTCTGGCATCGGGATTTCGCTAGTCGTTGTATTTGTCAAGTTTATCTCCGTAGCTCGCTTGTGCCCAGTCTTTCCCAGACCCCAAACCGAAAGGGATAGGGACGGATAGTTCTAATTCTTCGGCAACGTGCTCTATACCCCGGATAAGGTCACGAACATCGTGTCCGGGATTACGTTGCCAGAGTAAACTGTCGTGGATAGTAAGTAGGATCTGAACATCGTTCGGGTAGGCATCTTCGTACTGACAGGCTTTGAGGAGGCACATCTTGAGGTGTTCCCCTCCCACGTTCTGAATGATTCTGGATACCGCACGATATGCGAACCGTGGATCATCGAGATAGGCTCGCCGTCCAAGTAGGGTCTTAACATAGCCCCGTCGCTTGAATACATGAACTGCCGTGTCCTGAAAGGTCTTGATGTGGGGAAAGGCGTCGGTGAGGAACGCGCGGTGCGCCGCTCGCGCCCGCTCGATGTCCCATCGCATGTGGCCAGCGAGGGTAGGAGGGGACATCATGGTGAGCATCCCCATGCCCAGCCGCTTTGCGGTGTCGCGGTCTAGCCCGAGGACTTCACTGGCTCTATCGTGAATATCCATCGTACCGCTTCGGTACCCATCGACAAGAGCTGGGTCTCCTGAATAATGAGTGAACAATCTGGGTTCTTGCTGCTTAGCATCAGCCTCTTCAATAACGAACCCTTCATCCGGGACGACCAACCTTCTAACCACTCGACCAACGTCGATGTTTCTTTTTGGGAAAGCTTGTAAGTTCGGTTCCGAGCATGAGAACCGTACCCCTGCGACTCCGAAGTCGTCTGATTTGGATTGGTTGAGGACTGGATGAACTCGTCCGTTGACATTGTGCGTGTCAATAAGGGGTGTGATAAAGCTATCCCGTGCCTTTTCGAGCCGTCTAACTGATAGGATGGCTTGTCCGATATCATTTGTTTCGAGCCACTTTTCGGTGAAGGAGAAGGCTCCCCCATCTGTTTTGGCGAATTGTTCGTCTCCGTACCCATTTGAACGATATAGCGCTTCAACCGCTTTTGGCGACCGGACGTTGAAGCCGGGAACAAAGACTTGACTTTTTTCGGCGATGGCTTCTTCAATTTCTCCTCCTACTCTTCCTGCGTATTCAGGATCGATCTTGAGTCCTCTATGATGGATACGGGCAACGTAAGGGAGCAAATCGCATTCGAGTTGCCAGGGCCTTCGGAGATCGTCACCGTCAAGGATGGGTTGCTGAGCTTTCCACAGATCGAGAGTAGAGATTCCATCTCCCGTCGCGTAATCCACCACGAGGGGGTGGTCACCTTCAAGCTTCCAGAACTTCCCCATTTGCTTACGATCAGGCAAGCCTCCGAATCTCCGGGCAATTTCGGCATATAGTTCGTCTCCCTTCTTAGGCGTC